AATCTTGTCAAACTGAAATACTAATGGCACACCTACATAAGACATTCTATAGATTGCCTTTTCCATGAAGATTACACCAGCAGACTCACCACCTACAATAGCTTGTATATTTCCATGACTTCCAACAATATCTTGAAAGCCTGATTGTGTTGCTTGGCTTGGAGTCCAAGTTGAACTGTCATTGATACCTGACCATTTAACTCTTTGATTATATTCTACACTTGACTCGTTGGTATGACCTACAACAACAAAATCTCTAATAACAGCTATAAACTTAGCCTTTAATGCTATCAGATCACTAAACGCACTATCTACACCTTCTTCAAACTTTTGTATGTTATCTGCAAAGTTAGTTGCAATAATGTTTGAACCGAACTGTGTAAATGCCCAAAAGTCTCTAGCATTTTCTGTAGTAGAGTTGTTGTAGCCACCAGATTTACTTTTATCTTGAAAGACAAGTGAGGAGTCCATCTGATATAATTTAGTAGCATCACCAGCATAGTTTGTAGAACCAGTTGCACTAAAACTTGTAAATAATCCAACTGCTGGATTGCTAAGTCCTGTTCCACTTAATGCCTGAAAACCAGCTAGGCTTTTGTAGCCTTTTGCAAGAGGTAAAACATTATCTACAACTAATGCACCTGAGTTTTCATAAGAAGGTAAATCGGCTTGTAAATCACCAAATTCAATCATTTTATGCTACCTGAGGTGTTGACATCTGTAGTGGTGATGTGGTTGTTGAACCCCTTGATGATGCTTCGTTAGCATTTTTTAGTGACTCTTTGTAAAGAGTACCCCATGTATTTATTCTTTCATCTTGCATAATAAATGGAGCTGACTCTGCTAATGCACCATATAAGTAGAGTTCAGGATAATTTGTTAATATTGTGTTTGTTGTATTTGTGTCTGAAAGTGTATCTAATTTTTTGTAAAAGTTTATTTGTAGTGTTGTTGCTGAGTCAGGTGGTCTGCCCAATAGAATATTTGTGCCAACTATTGTAAAGAATTGTGGCTTTCCTCTGCTTTGACTATCATTATATTTGTTATAAAAGTCACTGTTACTAATAAATTTTAGTGTGCAATAGGGATCACTTTGATAAATTACTGTGGTTGCTTCGATATATCCAGTTGGTAAAGCATAACTTTGTGTGCCTGACACAGTTGTTATTGATGTGTCTGTATTTACCATTTCTCTGACACGCAATTCTCTATTTAATCTTGCCTCTGTAAGTGTAATAAAATCACCAAGAAAAGCAGTCAAATCACTTCTATTAAGGTAATTAGCTATTGATGTTTTAAGATTTGTATATGTGTCTATTGCCATTATAGGTTTCCTGTATATATTCTAAAATGTCTGTTATCTGAGTCGTTTAACCATCTAAAAAATCTAGGTTTATCAAGGACTTTGCCATTAAGAGTTAATATGCCTTTTTTTGCTAGTTGGTGAACTACTATGTTTGGTAGTCTTGCAACTCTATAACCCTTTTCGTTTTGCATAGCCTTAGACTTATAAGCACCTTCATTTTGTGCTAATTTGTTTGCGTCTAAGATTTCTTTAATAGTTGACTGATCTTGATAGTTTTCTATATGAAATTTATTCTCAGCTTCATCAACAATCAAATTAGTTTTGACAGATGCCTGATCGTCAGGATCATTAAGTGAGAACTTTTTTGCCATTATTTAAGTGCTTTTGCAATCATCATATCAACTGTGTCTTGTATTTCTAGACCTTGATTGCTTCTCATACTTAGCATTGGATCATACTTTCTATCTCCACCTGATGTTTGTTTTGATTGTCTTTTACCAAGTCCTCTTGAGATTGTTTGATCTTTTTTAATTGAGTTTGCAACTATCTTGTAAAGTTTTGATGAATGTTTTTTGTTTGCGAATACTGTCATTGTTTCCTCTCTAATTAAAAAGGGAGGGCATAAAATCCCTCCCTGTCCTTAAACTACAATTATGCAGTTAAGTTAAATATACCAAAGTTTGCGTTAGGTGCTTTTGCACATAAAGTGTACTCGACAAGTAAAAGTTTCTTGTCTGCGTCACCAGTTTTTGCAAGATCAGTAGTTTGGAATGGTCTTAAAAAGTCCACACTCCACATATCCATTTGTAGGATATCTACTCTGTTTGCGTTTTGGTGTCTGTTAGGTACAAATGCAACTTCACCGAAGTCTGATACATAGATGTCAGTAGTACCGATAGATACTTTATCACTAGCATCTTTGTACTTTGTCGCTACACCAGCAAAACCACTTGCAGTCTGCTTGTGTGAAGGTGACATAAGTATTGTCTCAGGCTCTCCACCTAGTTCAAAGGCTTTTAAAAGACCTTCTTTAAGTAGAGTTTCTGTGAAAGTTCTGTTTGTACCACCAGCAATAGCTGTTGATCCGTCACCAGCTGGACTAGCTGAGGGTGAACCACCTTTTGAGAAGTTACCAGCAGCACTTGAAGTACCAGGTTTGTTACCTCCATACCAAGTTCCCACAGATGCGAGTTCTCTAGCTGTTGAGGCATTTCCAGCAACTTTTGCGTTTTCAATTCCTACAAAAGCTCTTTCCATGTCTCGCTTGATTTCTTTACCCATCTTTGCGAGTTGGTATGCCATTTGTGTTGACATTCCAGCATTATCTACTGCATCGTCTGTACCTGAAATAGTTACTGACTTTGCTGAGATTTGTGTTCTATTGTTAAGTCTGACAGTTGCAGTTCTTGCATCTCCGTCATAGTCATCACCTTCGATCTGTGCGTTAGCAGCAGTATCAGCTAGTGAGTCTGTTTGCCATTCGTACAATGTACTTGAGGCTGTACCTTTTGCTGCATTACTCATAAAAGGAGTTTCTGATGGACTAATATTATAAATTACATCAGCTAAATCTTCTCTAATAGAGTTTGCACCATCGTATGAATCAAAGGTATTTGTCGGTTGAGCCATAGATTATTCCTTTCTATATGTTATTGAGAATACAACTCTTGTAAAACAGAAGCAGCATCATTTACTTTTCCTGTATTTCTTAGAGTTGCTTTTTTAGATTTAATACGCTTTGCAACTTCATTATCATCTTGAACCTTTGGACTTGATGAACTTACGACCTTAGATACTTTTGTTACTTTTTTGTTTTTTAAATTAGCTTTTTTTAACTTATCGTAACGATAAGCATTAGCTAACATAATAACTGATCTATGATCTACTAACATGTTAATTTCTTGATCGGTATAACCAATCTCTTTGGCATAGTTTATTAAGTTTTGTTTAAACTCTGCACCTTTCTCCTTGTTAGCGTAGATAGGTAGTTTTTCTGCAAGAAGTTTTCTTTGCTGTTCGAGATAAGCATTATATTGTCTTGTTTGCTCCTCTTGTTTTTCAGCAAGTATTCTTTCTTGCTCCTGATTAGCTTTCTCTATTAATTCTTTCCTTCGATCTTGTTCTGCTTTTATTCGAACATACTCTGCTGGATCGTTTTCATAAAGATTGTCTAAATCTGCCTTACTAGGTTCAGCTTGTTTTAATTGTTCAGATAATACTTGAATTTGCTTTTCGTATTGATCTCGTTTGATTTTAGCCTCCTCGTTTTGCCTAGTGTATTCATTTTTTAATTGTTCTACACTCTTTCTATCTTGCGATAGTTTTTCGGTTTTACGAGTATAATCGCTTTGTCGAGAATAACCTTTCGTGAGTTCATCTAGGGTGACTTCTTGTTCTTGTCCATCGACAACAACTTTATAAAGTTCCTGATTACTATCAGATGTTTGTTCATCTTCAATTTGATCTATCAGTTCATCATCATTGAAAGCATCTTCGATATTCGTTTCAGAGTCGCTTACCTCTTTCTTTGATTCTTCACTTGCTGTTTCCTGAGTCTCTGAGGCGTTTACATTTAATAAGTTCTTCAGGGCTTCAGCTGCCTCTCCTTGATTGAGAGACTTGGGCTTTGGTGCAACAGGCTCTGCTTGAGTCTCTGTTGCAGAGTCCATTACTGGTTGTTCTGCCATTTAATTTCTCCTATTTTTTTATGATTTTGCCTGTTTCCATAACAGACCTTATTTGCATCACAACAAGTTCTAACATTCTTCTCATAATAAAGATGTTTTCCCTTTGTTCTGAATTTTTTAGATCACTATTTAACCATTCTGTATTTAGGTCGGATCGAATTTGATTTACTGCTTCTATAAATAATGGGTGTTCCATTATTTGTTTTGCTTCTAGACTTCTTTTTTGTTCGTTATCTGCCACCTAAGAAACCAGCCCTTCCTGTACCACCAATGTTGCTTCTAAATTTTGTTGGATTAGCTTTGACATTTCTTGCTAATGCGGCTCTGTAAGCATCATCATTTCTTGTTCTATTTCCACTTGAATCTACAGATGTTAATGGACTTGTGTATAATAATCCACCTGATAAATCTTCAGCTATAGGAGAACCACCACCTTCGCTAGGTTCATTTCTCATTAATTGTTCAACTGCATTACCTACTGTAAGATTTGTTGTTTCTTGCATTTTGTTTTCTGGATCAACCATGTCTCTGCTAACTTGATTGTAATATTCTTTAGGTGTAAAAAATCTAAAAAGATCGCTTCCAATTTTTTTTCCATATTGGTTGTCCATCATATATTGAAGGGCATCATTGTATAAATTTTCTCGTCTGTTTGCTCCCCCAGTCAAAGAGTCTAATAATCCTCCACCTATTGATAAAAATGGATTAATACTTCCAGCTCCTAATCTGCCAATATTAGGATCAAACTTTATAAAAGTTCCTTCACCTAATCCTTGTGTGATATAGTCATCTAAAATACTTGATGCACCAAATCCTGTTGTAGGATCTTTTTTCATTCTATCTAGTAAGGATTTTGTAGGATCAAAAGCATCTTTGTCATCATCATCTGACTTTGTTTCTTCTATTGGCATACATCTTTTCATAACAGGATCATAAACAAATCCTTCAGGACATGGATCATTTGGTAATTTGTCATCTTCTTCAGGTGTATTAATAGGTGGTCTAAAAGGATCTACATCTACTCTATAGGGATTAGCTTGTGCCTGTGTTGAATATCCACCTGATAAAAAGTTATTAATAATATCTTGTGCCGAAGAAGGCATATTAGGAGTTACCATTATCTTTTAATTCCTTGCTGTAATATTTGTGTTGCTAGTTTTTCTTTTTGTGATTCTTTTGCATCATCTTCTTTGAT